AGAAAAGCTCACAGAGAAACACCCTGATTTTAAGGGGTCAATTAAGATTAACGGAGTAGAGCATTGGTTTGATGCCTGGACTAAAGAAGGCAAGAATGGCAAGTTTATATCAGGTCGTATTGGAGACCCGAAACACAAAGGCTTTACTCCCAAGGGGGATGATGAGATGCCCAAGATTAAAGACGATGATTTTGCTTTCTAAATGATTTACCGATGAGATCGGCATTTGTGGCGCAATGCCACACCCTTTCAAGGAGTGCCATCCCCCTTCCGATCAGGGTGGCTTAATGACCTTTCAAACAGATTTACAGAGGGGTTTGGAGATAGAGGAAAGGGTCTTGGCTATCCTACGCAAGAAATACCCTTGTGCGACCCTTGTAAACGCTTTTAAGGGTTACGATATATGGATACCAGAAATAGATAAAGCAGTAGAGGTTAAGTTTGACCCGATGAGCCAAAGCACAGGCAATATCGTTGTAGAGATTGAGATGTATGGTAAGAACTCTGGATTGATGGCTACCCAAGCTGATTACTGGGTTTTTTACGATGGAGAGATGTTTGTCATCATGCCTGTCAAAAACATCTTTAAATGTATATTTGAAAGCAGGCTACAGTATGTAGAGTTTGTTGGGAATGGAGATACCAGACCCAAGAAGGCATTTTTAGTAAATAAGAATACTTTATTCAAGTACGGAAAGATTCTGTGAGAGGTACAAAGCCCTCTCGTCTTTTCGTCTAGTAGTAAGTCCTTTTAATTCCTTACCGCCTGCCTTGTTCCATTTTAGGAACTCTTCGGCAGCACCATCAAACTCACCCCGATTGTGTTTCATCCGAAGGGTAGAATTTTGGAGATTACCGAGTCCAACATTGAAGGCGAAAGACACAAGTGCGCCAAACCGACCAGAAGTAAGCCCACCAGGACATAATCGTTGAACTCCGCTTTCAAACCGCGCCAAATCTTTAGCAAGAATTTCATCTACTTCCCCCATCGTTAAGACTCTATCCCATCCGCTAGGGATAGGTAGAGCCTTTCGTTCTGCGAGTAACACTTTAGCATGATTAGGGTCTATAACATGACCTACACCAACAGTCCAAAGTAATGCAGGGCATTGGTAAGGTCGCAACTTGCAACCCTCGTGATGCACAATCATGTCTAATACTTTTTTGTCTAGCATTATTTTCGGGAGAAAGCCTGAGTTCCGAACCAAAAGGAAACAACCGATGCCCAAATAATTTGAGTCTCGTCATCCCACAAAAGATTAAGAGCTACATCAAATGGTACATCTTTATGAAACGCAAACCAGAATCCAAATACCTCTACAAAGGCAAACATTAAGAATAGACCATAGGTGATTGCTGGTCTAACCATCGCCCTAGAGTTAATAACCCATTGTGCAGCACCTTTGCTAATCTCTATATCGTGTGCATACAAAGATTGTCTTTCTTGTACCTGTGTCTGCATTTCTACTTGTTGCGTTCTTATTTCTTCTACATGGGCTTGTGCAGCGTAGCCTTTTTCTAGTAACTCTAGCTCTCTCTCAGTCTGGAGTCTTGCAAGTTCTAGTTCGTGTTTCTTATCGGACTTGTCTTGGAAGAATCCTAATAGACTAGGTAAACCGCCTGTCAGGAATGAAACAAGAGTAGTGAATAGAGTAATCATTTAAAAGTTCCAATATAAATAAAAAGCAAAAACTATCCAACAAGTTCCGACAACCCAAGCCCACATGAACACATTAAAATCGTCTTTCATTTCCATTGACCCCATGTACATTCGTAAGCCACCCAAGTTGCAAACATATAGCAAAGAGCCATAATGCTTTTAATTATTCTTCTATCGTGTTGTTCTAAGTATTTATCTTGCCGTTCTTCCCATTGTTTTCTAGCCTTAATACCTTGTATTTCATCCCAAGCCTGAGAGCCATACTTCTTGGATATTTCGTGCTTTATTTTTTCTTCGGACTCCTTGGCTAACATCATCCTTTGAAACTCATCTACCGCATCAATAATGGTAGTGGTATCAGGATTAACAACCCTTGACTTCTTTCTTGAATCAGCCCTTTCTTTTGCTGTTTTATTCGCTACTGCTAAAACACCATCAATTGCTTTACTAAGTTCTTCGCTTGCCTTTACCGACTCGTTAAGAGTCTTGGTAACAGTTTTAGCACCATCTATAATTCCAAAAGGATCGGACATAGTTCATAGGCTTAATTTAACTTTAAGACAAGAGAAAGTAGGATAGCAATGATAAAAGCAGCAGAACCTATTAGTATTTGTTCTAATCGCTTTAACCTGGCATTAATACCTGTATAGCGTTCAGCACACACAGCTTCATGGGCTGATAAGGCTGCCTCGTTTTTATCTATTGTTGTCATTTCAATCCTATTTTCTTTCTAAATCAATAGTAAATAATTTTAATTACTTTTTTTATTATGGTTTAGGATACTTAGCTTTAACAGCTAGGCAATCTGCAATGTATTTATTAATCTGTGCTTGATCGCCTTTTACAACACCATCAAGGTAATCGGCAATTGGTGGGTATTCTGCGATTCTTTTAGTAGCATAGTAATTTCTAGCGGCTATAGCCACTTCTCTTTCGGCTATGATTTTTGCTTTATCAGCATCAGATACTTCAACAAGTTCACCATTAATTATTTTGTACATAGTTTCGTTTGACATAGTTATTCCTTAAGATGCTTTAAGTCCGTAAACAGTAAATTTGCTACTAGAGGTAATATTGCCACTAGCGTATAAAAAATTAAATCCTGTAATAACAACCCCAGTTTGTGTGGCATTCATAGCTCCACCTGCAATAGATTGAAAAGATACATTGTCAGGTGGTGCAAACCAACTAATCATAGAATTAAAAGAGGGTGTTGCGTTTGCTGATTGAGATATAAAAATAATGCCTTGGCATCCACCTGCTGTAGAACTACGAACATTTGCACTAGTTATATTAAAATAGTTTACACCGCTAGACGCTGCAAAAACAAAACCAGAATCAGAACGAGTAGTGTTCAAACCATTGTGATAATCGGTAGCAGTAATAGTTCCACTACTATTACGAAGTTGCATCCTAAGCTGACCATTATCACTTGCTGGTCTTACTCCTTGAATTTGAATCATATAAGCAATATAAGTAGAACCATCAAATCCAGAAAAATCTACTGATGAGACGGAAGTTGAAGTAGTAGTAGTGGCAAGAAATACTATAGGACTACCAGAGGCAGCAGCAGCAGAAGTCCAAGTAGTGCCGTTGGATGTTAATACATTACCATTTGTACTGGGAGCTACAAAAGATGGTGCTGATGTTCCATTACCAAGGATGACGTTGTTAGCAGTAAGAGTAGCAGCACCCGTACCGCCTTGAGCAACTGTTAAAGGTGTTGTTAGACCAGTTATAGAAGTAATGTCTGAGTTAGCACCACTACCAGCAGCACTAAGGTTTGTTCTTGCATTAGCTGCTGTAGATGCCCCTGTACCGCCATCTGCTACTGCTAAGTCTGTAATGCCTGTAATAGTTCCACCTGTAACTACAATAGAACTAAAAGTAATACCTGTAATAGAGCCACCTGTGATCTTGGCAGCAGTCATGGTATATGTACCATCTCGAATACCATCTCCGCAGTCTCTAATCTGCGCCATCATATCGCGCATAGTATCGTTTACTGCTGATGGCAACATTCCCTCTGGCGCACCATCTGGAGGTGCAGAATTGTTATTAGCAGGGGTTAGAGAATATTTTGTATATGCCATGATTTTCCTTACTGTTGTTCTTCAAATTGCTGATCTACAGGAGATGCTAGTAAGCCTCTTAAACCTGTAATAGGTACTAAACGAGTTCTTGCCTGTATTTCTGGCATACGACCCAAAGAAACCATCTTCTGTATTTCTTCTAGCCTATTTAAGCCCATTCTTGTTGCACCAGCCCTAGCTGCACCGCCTATTGCTGGTACTGCTGCACCACCAATGACTGCTCCTGGTACACCACCAAGAATAGCTCCAATACCAGCACCTAAACCACCTCCTACACCTGTAGGAATTGGGCTTGTAGCTGCATATTTTCCAATGTTTCTTAAAACATTTTGTATGCTTCCACCTTTTGCTGCTGCTTTAATTGCATTTTGTTCTGCATCAGAAAACATCCCTAAACGCTTTTTGTTTAAAGCAAGAGACTTCATTTCTTGTCTAAGAGAATTTTCTAAACCAGATTGTGTAAAGTTTGCACCAGCGCGAATCTCTGCTCTTTCAAAAATATCAGCAATTTCATCTGACTTTTTTGATCTATTGTAGAAGTTTCTAGCTTTAGTTAATTCTCTTGTTGCTGTTTTAACTTTGCCACCTTCTACTGCCAAATCTTTAGCAGACAAGTTATTTACATAATCATCAAACTCATCTAACAAACGATAAGCAATTCGTTGTTGATCTGGATTGTCAAAGGTTTTAGTAGGAGACCTTACGATTCTTCTAAGAGTGTCTATTTCTTTTAATGTTTTGGGTGTTTCTACTTCTGTTTGCAATCTACTTAAAACAGCATTTAATTGTGGGTGAAGTCCAGGGTCATATCCTTCTTCCCTTAAAACGCTTTCAAATTTAGGTGTTTTAGCTTTTAAAGACTCAGGACTAACAACTACACCAGCTTTTTCCGCATTGCGATAAGCAATATCTGCTCTAGTTCTTAGTTGCTCTGCTGATGGGGCTTTTTCTACTTGTCTTGGTCGAATACCAGCCAAACCACCAACAGCCATACCTGCTGCCATTCCTAATAATGGGTTTTCTGTAGTTTCTCCAACATACTGTGCTGTGCCTGCTGCGGGTGCTGCTACTAATGTCTGTGCTACAGGTGCTTGAGCCATCTTACCAGCAAGGCTTCTACCAGCTTCTGTAGTGGCTGTAGTGGCTAAACGACCTAATACAGGTAGTTGAGTACCAACTCCAGCCAAACCACCCCCAACAGCCTCTATAACTCTTTCGCTTGTAGATGTAGGCTCTGGTAGTCCAATATTAGCCAAAGCCTTGGATACTTCTCCACTAGGAGAAAACCCTTTTGTTTCTGGAACTCCACGAGCTTGTCTAATTAGATTTTCTAAGTATTTGCTACCTAATGCAGCTAAATCAGCCATAG